GCGTATAGCCCAGAGGTAGCAACAGTAGCTAAGGTTGGAATTCCACTCAAGTCGCTATACGCGCCGGAGGTAGCGACAGTAGCAAAGGACGGCTTGTTCGTTAAATCGGTGTACGAACCGGAGAATGTGCTGTCAGTCGCGTTTGCCCAGACTGTCCCGTTGTATTTGAGAACCTGCCCATTAGAGGGAGTGGTGATAGCCACGTCCGATAAGTCGTCGAGGGAGGAGGGTATTGTCGGTTTATTTGTAAGGTCAGCGTAGGAGCCGCTTGTCGCAACACTTGCCAGCGATGGCGCTCCAGAGAGGTCTGAGTATGCCCCAGAGGTGGCAACGGTCGCTAAAGACGGCTTATCCGTTAGGTCAGTATACGAGCCAGAAAAAGTGCTGTCGGCTGCGTTTGCCCAAGACGATCCATTGTACTTGAGCACTTGCCCGCTGGAGGGAGAGCTGATTGCAACGTCTGAAAGATCGTCCAGCGCCGATGGAATCGAGGGCTTGTTGGTAAGATCGTTGTACGAGCCAGAAAAAGAGCTGCCAGCGCCAATCTCTACAATACTTTCAGTGCCGTTATCCCGCTTGAGGTAGAGCTTTCCATCGTAGGTTGCAATCGCAAGCTCTCCGAGCTGAAGATCGCTCGTCGTTGGTACTTTGCCTGGAACGGCACTTCTTTTTACTTTGATTGTGTTTGCCATTTTATATCACCCGCAAGTAGGCGTCATTTATATAGCGCCCCCCGTATATACGGGGGGCGCTTGGTCTGAGAAAAAAACTACTTAGTAGGTTCCTCCGTCAAAAACCACGTTGTCGATACTACCGCCCGATATGGAGACACTGGAGCTAGACTGAACAGCCATGCTGCCCAAGCCCAACGTCGTCCTCGCATCACTCGCCGACGCGTCGTCAACGAGGGATCTACCGAAGCTGCTGAAATCAGCGAGCGAGGCAGTCCCACTTCCCGTGAAGTACGGCAGCTTGTCGGCAGCCGATACGAGCCCCGCCAGCGCGGCAAGCTCCGAATCGTACGCCATAACGTCCACCCCTGGAACAAGTTCCAAGGTTGTGCGTGCCGCACTCGCCGACGCGTCGTCAAGCAAGGAGCGAGAGAACGCAGTAGTATCTACATACTCTGCTGTCTCTCCATCGCTGTAGCCAACGAGCTTAATAACGCCACTTGCAAACGACCCTGAGAGATCAACAAGTGCTTGCAGCTTGTCGCTATACGCCTGAACATCAACGCCCGGCTCAACCCCAAGATTTTGCTGAGCACCGAGAACCGTCGTTGCGCCAGTACCACCGTTTGCAACGGCGATTGTGGAGCCAGACCAGCTACCAGTTGTTATTGCGCCAGAGGCATCTACGACAAATACGCTTGCGCCGCTGTGATCAATAAACTTGATCGCTTCGCCACTCGCGCCATTTCCCTTCTTGATAAGGACCGCTGGTGCGCTTCCGGTGTTGTAAACATCAAACACCCCGCCGATTCCAGAGCCCTCGCCAACCGTTGCGCCGTCAAGGAAAGCCTTGCGACCACCGAATAGCTGATTGCTGTTGCTAACAAGACCGCGTACAGCGTTGGTAGCATAGGGCAGGTTCAGAGTATGAACGCTTCCCGATGATGACCAGTACGGAACCTCTTGCGAAGCGTCTGTACCAATCGCAAAGGTCTGGCTGTCGCCCGAAAGCCCATTTAGGGAGCTGATGCCAGTGTCGGCTGGAGTTGCCCAGACGGCATCGGAGCCAACCTTAGTAAGCACCTGCCCGGCACTCGCGCCTGCTACTTGCGACAGGTTATTTATAGCATCCTGCTCGTTATTAGCGCCGCTACCGCCGTACGCAATATCAACTACATCGCCTTCCCATGCTCCAGCCTTAACAGCACCGGATGGGTTGACCTTAAACAACGCCTCTTCGTCTGAGTTTTGAAGCTCAAAGAGGTTTGCGGTCTGCCCCGGCTTGCCAGTAACGACCAAGCCCTTTTCTGAGCTGGAGTGAGTTCCGACATGGAGCTGTGCGCCGGGGGTGTAGCGGTTGATACCAACAAGGTGATCTTCCATGTCGATGGTGAGCGCCCAGTTTCCACCGAGGTTTCCACCCGACCGAGTGAGGTACATCTTGTTGTTAAAGAGCGCAAACGAAGCGTCACGACCACCCTCGGTGTTATGGAGAGTAAGATTGACGTTTGACGCACTGACCGTCAGGTTGTTTGCGAAGGTCTTGGCACCTGCAAACGTCTGAGATCCAGTATTGACCGCACCGCGAGCTGAAGCACCAGCATCCGGTAGATTAAAGATATGGGCTCCAGACTCCGACAGCGTTGAGATGTTAAAGTCTGACCCGTCCATTCCAGTGTTGAAGGACTGGCTTGAGGCAGTCGAGCCGTTAAGCTCAGTAATGCCGTCTGGGTTGTTGTCTGCCCACACCGCATCGCCGTTGCCATTCTTTGTCAGCACTTGCCCGGTATTAGCCTGGCTAACCTGAGTCAGCGCGTTAATGGCGTCTTGCTCATTATCAGCGCCAGTGCCGCCGTGCGCGATTGCGATGGAGGTTCCCTGCCACTCGCCTGAGCTAATTACACCAACGCTCGTGAGCGAGCTGCTAACTACGGACGAGCCAAGCGCAGTTGAGGAGAGTACCTCCGCACCGTTGATATGGTACTTCTTGCCAGAAGCAAGATCCATGTGCTCGGACGAAGTGAAAGCACCGGAGGTGTTGCTCCACTTAAAGTCCTTGTTGGTCGCACCCTTCACACGGAACCCACCGCCGTTGGCAGTAACGTCCGTCGGGCTATCTACAGCGGCAATCTCAATCAGCTTGTCCTTTACTACGAGGTCTACGCTGTTGATTGTGGTGGTGGTGCCGCGTACGCTCAAATCACCTTCGACAATGATGTTTTGCGCCGTGAGATCGCCACCATCGAGGTCGAGGTCTTTGTTTGCGTCAACAACCAACGCCTTTGAAGGCGAGGCAACGCCGTCTGTGACGCCAGCGATTTTATTGAGGTCCGGGGCAGAGGCAGTAACCGCTACGTTCTGAATTGCGAGATTGTTGGCATTGAGAGTGGCAACGAAAGTTTTGTCGCCATCAATTACTTGATTGCTGAATACATCAACAAACGCGCCAGATCCGGCGATTGCAATAACGGAATCGGCTGCGGAAGCATTACCGCCCTTTCCATAGTAAAGCGTTCCGTCAACTTCGTTGAAAGCAAGCTCTGCGCTTGCGAGGTTTACAGGCGCTCCGGCTGAGCCTGTTTGTCGCCTCTTAATTCGGATTGTATTTGCCATAACTAGAAATTTCCCCCGTTTAATACGTCATCTTTTTTTACATTTACCCACTTCTGGGTGGCTGAGTCGAACTTGATTAAATCATCATTTGATAGGTTAGAGACAGATACAAAATAACCACCTATCAAACTTTCCCCAGGCGCTCCCTGTGGACCCTGGATTCCAATTTCTAAAACCTCTACGGTGCCCCCCACCCGAACAAAGGGTCTGTCACCACTCATCTCGTTACCTCCCTCATAATGTAGACCCGCCCCTGAAGCATCCTGGTGACAAACCCTGATATGGAGATAAGCTCTAAATCGTAGACTGCATCGACTTGTGGTAGCCCTGCCGTAATTGTCGCGTCCAGCTCTATGAGTATTGCGCCCACGAGGGGATCGATTGAGATCCCGCCCCCCGGCTCGCTCGTCAGAGCCACTAGATAGTCGTCGGAGTCAAAGTTTTCCCTAATCTGCATCCTGGCTGAATACCCCGTCATATTGATGGGGCTTCCGTCACCGCCCTTCCATGTCAGCGGAATAACAAGGTTTGCTCCCTGTTCAATCGTAATGTCGTATAACCCTGCTGCCATAGTGCCCTTATTGTAACCCCCACCCACTAGCTCATAAAGACGGGTTTTGAGTTTTCCTCTTTACAACTATCAACCCCTATACTATGGCAGCCGAGCTTCTAACTGCTTCACCTTCTCCGATAGTTCTTTCACGGCGTTGACTAAAACGGCGCAAAAACGGTCGTACGAGAGCGCGTCTGGTAAGTTATCTCGGTAAACGATTACTTCAGGCAAACCAGCTTTTTCGACCTCTTCGGCGATGAAGCCTAGAAACCGGACACCCTCTTCCTCCGAATTTTTAGTCTCAAAAGTCACGGGCTGAAGCGCCTCAACGACGGCAAGACCTTTAGACATCGGCTCAATGTTCTTTTTGTATCTGATTGAGGAAGAGCCAGCTCGCACCAGTCCTCCATTTGATCCGATAACCACGTTGGCTGAACTACCGGAGGTTTGCGCGTAGACCGCATCACAATACAGCTTGCCGTTGTTTTTAGTATCTAAACGGATACCAATATCCGTTTGAATACCATCAGCAATCATCCTTGCTTCGTAAACACTCGTCGTCCCATTAAATGTTCCCGAAAAGGATGAATATGCAGACGAGTACCCAACTCCGAGCTTAGTTTGCAGCGTCGTTTCAAAGTAACCAAACGCTTTCACTACTCCCGTGGTTGAATACGCTATGAGCTTTCCTAAGTTTGCGTCAGCTCCAGCCCATAGCATCGCTGTTCCGCTGCCGTTTGACTGGAGGGAAATATCATTTCCACTTAACTCCACTTTAGTCTGATTGGCAGCCGTAGTGCCCGTCGTAGAGTTTGTCAAAATGAGACTGGAGATAGTTGACGACGCCCCGTGAACCCATAGAGAGCGATTGCTTGCATCAGGGGCGACGCCGACTCCTAAGTTGCCCTGAGAGTTAATTTCAAGCCTGTCTGTCCCATCGACTGCCAGCTTTAGCGTCGTAGACGCACCAGCGTTGCCTGGGTCTGCGGCAAGCACAAGAGAGCCCACTGTTCCCGAAGCACTAATGGTCGCATACACACCAGCCGCAGCGTCGGAGTCCTGTATCGTAAACGTCGGCACAGAGTGCTTAAAGTGCAGCGCCGTTAGGGGTGAGCCTTCGCCAACTCCGACGTAGCCATTCGACCCCTTTATTTTAATTCCAGCCCCTAGAGTGCTCCAGGGGGCTATAACAAGATCCTGCGTATCAACTGCCGATCCTGATGCGACTATTGCCGAGTTTCCCGCTGACACGATTGATGAGAACGCGCCCGCAGTTGTAGACGATATAAACTGTATCTTTTTAGCACTTCCAACCCCACCAAGGAGCAATAAGGTCGAGGTCGTCGAGTCGCTTGTTGGACCATATAGAGTGTGCCCGTTGTTCCCAAACAGCGCCTTGACGGTACCAGTGTCATAGTTTCCGTTGTAGAGCCTTAGAAGCCCGTCATTCGCCTCCGCGCTCAAATAGAAGTTATTGGCGCTATTAGCGTTTTGATTTATTTGGATGACGCCTGGATCGACGGATAGCCGAGCTAGTGGGCTGGCTGTTCCAACGCCTATACGCTGATTGGTTCGGTCGATGTAAAGAGGCGCTAGATACGAGTCGCCCACAACCAGTGTTTCAAACCAGCTTCCGTTATAAATGATCATTATTGGCACGTTTGCCTGGAGGTCGCCCGCGACAAGCGATGTGCCGTTTCGCTTTAAGTCCTTAAAGCTCAAGTCGCTCACTTTGATTTTCGGAGCTGTCCCGCATGTTACATGGGGCACGAATACCAGGAAGGCTGCCGAGTCGTAGCTTGACCACGGGGGGTTCGGAGACGCGATGTACGCGGTGCTCGTGCCCGTCACGTTGGAGGTGTAAGTGCGAGTCAATACACCGTCAATGGCGTTGGCAACGTCATTAAACTTTACCGCTGGAGTTCGTATGTCAAAATCGTCGCTGTAAGTCATAGCCCTATCCTACGTCGGATCAAAATTTCTGTTCAGAATTACTTGCACCGTAAGGCGAATAGCCGGAGCGTGCTCCATCGCCAAAACATAGCTCACCGCCTCCACGAGCCCTCGGTACGTCTGAGCCCGAACCAACTCATACCCCTCGTTAGCCTGTGAAGCGTAAATAACGGATGCCCCATACTCGACAACTCCGGGCTCCGGTGCGGGGTCCGTCCCGTAGTACGCAGGGAAGTCCGTGTGAGCAAAGGTGATTACGTCAAACATCTTTATGTCCTTGTACCGATGGTAAGGCACCACAAAGCTGCAATACGTCATCGGGAGTCCAAATCGCGCTAGGTAGTATTCGGCGAGGAAGTCGATAGAATAAACCACTTCGTCACCATCGACGATCTGACTGCTACTTGGACCACCAGTGAGGTACCCCGGCAAGCCGATGTTCGCCGTTTTGTCGTTAAACCCAAACACGTTAAAAGTTGTCTCTTGGGCGTTTTTTGTCCCAAAAAGGCTATAGCTTTGCTCGGTTATGTTCTTTACGGCAGGGTAGTTCTCTGCCGAGTAGTCAATCGAGATGGTATAGCCGTCACGATCTAGCGCCTCCTGCTTAATTGCATAGGTCTTTTCAGCCGTAAGGATGATGCGATTTACAATACTTTGCCCGTCACGCCCCTCCCAATTCAAAGGGATAATGTCCTCTTGCGGAATGTGGTAGCTCGGAGCTGCCGTCACCCCCCACGGATAAACAAACAGTTTTCCGTCTGAAAAGCACCCCAGGCGACAAGCAGATCCCTTACATACGTCGGTAATAAATTGAGTGTAGGAAACCTTGCTGTCGAAGATACCAGAAACGTAACGCGCTCTGTGCGATGGACCGTCAGATATTAGAGCTGCAATATCATAAAAAACTATATCGTAATGGCTCGCCTGAAGTGAGGTAGTATCGACTAGCCCTTCATCTACCCACTCCTCTCCATTCCAAGTGCGGGCAGCCTTTTCGAGAATCTGCGGTGGCTTATACAACGGCTCGGAGGTCGCGTAATCATACATACCCTCCATAGGCACAATGATTTGAAGCGCGTCGAGCGTTGGGTTGACCTGTCCGGTGTCTGGCTCCCCCTGAGTTAAGGTCAGTTTTGAGTAGGTCAGACCATCCTTAGTGTAGGTATTTACATGGTTATCAAACGTAGCGGTCGTAGTTAGAAACTTGTGGGCAATTAGGTTTGAGTCCGTTCCGATTGCCCACTCATTTTGACTGGTGTTGCCCGAAATATCCTTATCCTTTCTCAAGACGGAAAACTGAGTTGGGCTCGCTGGCGAATACTTAAATAGCTGAGCATCATCTGGCTTAATGTCAGTGCCCTCCCACCCAAGGTAAAATTCGTAATCAGAGCTTATCCCCGGATCAATAACGATTGGAGTTGCAAAAGATACGTTAATGGAAAACGAGGGAAGGGTGCCGTTATTTTGACTATCGTAATTTGCCAGGGATACCCTTCCGCGAGTCAGCTCTGCTTTGACAAGTTTCGTTAGTGAGTTTACCAGGAGGACGAAAACAGAAAGGTACCCTGTTGAAACTCGCGCTGGCGAACTTGATGATGGCTTTGCTTTTAGCTGAACACCAGTGACTAACAATGCTGAAGTTGTGAAGTTCGGAACCCTATAGGCGACGCTTTCAAAGGTTCTGATGGAGTAGTACGACGCGGCATTGGGCGTTAGGTAGCTTGGCGTTGCAACGTCAGTTTTAATCGTTGCCCACGGTGACTCTCCATCGTCCCAGGTTTTATTTATGAAAAGCCGCGAAATAGTATTCGCCTTTGTGACTTGGTACATCTGGGTCGTGAGCGCGTATACGCCAGTCGTAGCTCCGTCAGCGGAAATGCGCGTTGGAGATACCTCCGGGTATGTGATGGCATCGAGGGTATTTATCTCTGTCTTATTAAAAAGCACTGGCAGAGGCTTATTTAGATTAGCATCTGGGGCGTTCTCCATTCCAACTACGTCCCTAGAAATCTCTAGGTTCATCGGCTTTTCTTCGATGTTATACGGCGTAATTGAGAAGGTTAGCGACGGTGAGTCTCCCGATATGGCAATTTGCCACGACTGGATAACGCCAGTTGCTATTTTAACCCAAGATGTAGGGGCATCTGACTGATTTGACGATTGAGAGAAGTATATCTCGACTGGTTGCTGAATAATTGTGTAACGCTCCAGAATGTCAGAGAACCTTCGGTCGTTACCTATAGAGCCACGAGAGTTATCTATCGTTACTTGAGAGATTGAAATGCTCGGAAGAACCTCGCCGGAAGAAAGAGTTACTTCGCCAATAGACTGCAAAATAGGAAGCATCGTCTCTCGGTCAGTCGGATCTCCTGCGTCTTGCACAAACTTATTCACGAGCTTGTAAACTTTCGTCTCAATCTCCCGAACCTCATCAGTGCCACTGACAACGCCACCAAGCACATAGCGAGCGCAAGTTACATCGACGCGATAAAAGTAGTTGAAGGCGGCACTCGTCATGGCATTTCCTCAAAGGTTGCTGTTACGTCGCAAAAATCAGTCACCCTGGGAGGCAGTGTCACTGATGTTATGCGACAAAAAACCACCTTATTGCCCATCAAAATGTCGTGCCAGTCGCGGGTAAATAGGACTACTGGCTGATAACGGCGCGAGCGATAAAATATCTGGTACATCTCGACAGCCTTCGGGTAAGCAATACCCTCCCATGAGAACTCAAAGGAAAAAGTTGCGCGACGCTTAGCGCCCCCAATCTTGAGGCGCGTGATGGTTGCCGGAGCGTTTGGGTCTTTGCCTATATCAAACGCCTTGCCAAAAAAGAGCTTACCATGCGGAATGGCGCTGGTAGTTCCATACTTCACAAACCAATGTGAATAGGCAGAACTTTCCGTAAAGGTCGCAATATAGTCATCAACCCCTGGACCTGTGGGCGTTTGAGCGTATAGGTCTGGTTCAACAAATACCGGGGTTGCGGCGTTATAATCAGTGCTGTTCCCGCCCCGGAGGTTAAGCGAAGCTACCCACCCTCGAAGAATACTGAACCTGCCAATATAGAGAAAATCCGCAGTCTCCGGCGAAGGAAGATCAAAGCGAAATGTAGGCTGGTTATAATCACCATCGAGCATGAATAGGTCTGTCTTATTGCCACCAAACAGGTTGGAAAATGGCGATCTCTCGGCAGCGACTCCATTTGTTATTGAGTAGCTTGAGGCAGCATTAGGTATACGAGGGTATCCAATTAGTAAATTAGTCGCCATTAGCCCTACGCCTCTTCAAACACCGCCGTAATGTTATTCCAATTTTCTACATCATTGGCTTTTACTATCTGGGTGTTGTCAGGAACTACCCTACAGTGCATAAGCACGTTGTCATAGAGGGGATCTTTGTGCGTTTGAGTGTAAAGATAGACGGTGTTTCGATACGGATCTCCAAGGAACTTTTCTGCAAACTCATTAGCTTTGGCATCAGTAACGCCATCCCACTCAACGGTAATCCGGTGCTTCGGACGAAAGGCTTTGGACATGATGAAGTGTCCACGGGGGTACTGCCAGGTGTCCTGGTCGTCATCAGCAACAAGCTCTAGGTCGTAGGTGGCAGGCTCTTCACCCATATCAAAGGCTTCGCCCATGTAGAGCTTGCGAAAGGCGTATGCCACTGCCGATGGTGACGCCACCTTAGCCATAACGACTCGAAAGCGCAGATAACTAGCAAGAACGCCACTCAAGTCGTCATTCTTCGTGGCGGTAAAGATAATGTCGTCGTTGTAGGGTCCATCCTTTATCTTGGACGCCAGGCTATTTGTCGTCCCAATTTGATCCACCCAAGTCACCCCATCGTTTGACCCCTGGAGCTTTATCGAGTCAACCCCGGCAGCCAAGAGGGATGAGACGCCGCCAATGATAAGATGGTCTGCCTTGATTGGTAGACCATTTGATAGCCTAAAAGTAACCGTCAGACTTGAGGCTGTTTCAGAGGTCCGTGCGTGAACGTATGACCGCCCAGAAAACGAAGAGCGAAGCGGATAGTCCACATCAAACTTCAAGCTAGACGAAACCGTAACGGCGCTAGTCGTAATGCTTGGGGCGTAAATTAAAAAGCTGGATGCCATTATCTCAGCTCGCCTCTTAGCTTTCTAATTCTGTCTCGGAGCTTATCAGCTCGCGGCGTGCTTCCCTTTCCACTTTTAACGAGTCGGTTAAGCTCTTTGCGAAGCCGCTGAATCTGCTCCCGAATGGACCCATCGCCGCCAGGGTTGGAGCCGGAGTCGCCTCCGGTCGATGAGCCGTCACCGTAAATAATCTCAACTAGGTTCTTAGAGGTGGTATCTCCAACAGTCCTCACGTTAAAAACCACTTCATTTTCAAAGCTGTTTCCGCTAAGCCGCGAGAGCTTTTCGATGATGTTATCAAAGCCGCTTGCGAGCTGCGCCAGTGGTTTATTCAGATTATCCAAGGCGTCTGTCGTATCATTAAATACCGGGGGCAGGGTGGAGGCTCCAGCGTTAAACTGCTTAACAAGCTCGATTGCTTTGGCGAGAGGATCTAGCCCGTTGTTTGCCTTCTTTTCCTGCTCCTGAAGGTTGTCGTTTATGTCCTTAATTTCCTTGCTGGTCGTGCCAAAGCTAAAGCCAAGCTCCTTGAGCTTTCCAAGGATGCCAACAACAGAATCAGCTCCGGCTTTCTCAAAATCGTCAAACGTCCTGAGCCCGCTTTCGTCAAGCGCCTGGAAGAACTTGTCTACCTGTGTTGCGCTAAAGCTCTTTTCAAGCTCTGATCTCAGGTCTGCCAGATCGGGCTTGGGCTGAATAGCATAAAAATCTTCCAGTGCTTTCTTGGCAGTGTCGAGAGACTTTCGAGCCTTATCGACGGCATCAGGTCCAATAGCTTTATCAAACGCCTCTCGCGCCGCGTTCACGTTGGCAACAAGCTGCTCTCTTTCAGCCTTACGAAGCTCCGATCCTTCCTTCTGAAACTTCTCCCTAAACTCAGCAAAAATATCGACAAAAGCATCGACGGAGAACTGCCCCCCCTGCTCACCAGCATCTATGAGGTTCTGAAAGGCATCAGTTACCGCACCAATAGCACCGGGGATACCAGGTCCAAGAAGGTCTTTAGTTTTCTTTATTTCATCGTTGAGTTCTCCAATGCTAAGTCTCCCCTGGAGAAACCCTTTAACAAGTATGCTGACGTTCTTATCAACTTCAACTCCTGCCTGCTTCGTTACGACGCCCAACGAGTTCATACTGCGAATAAGCGGAATCACCGCAGCTAAATCGAGCTGTGCTGTTGCATCTTTTGTGTTTTTTGCCTTTTCCTTAAAGTTATCGAGACGGTTTGTGGCTTTGTCTAGCTCCTGACCGAGTTCTGCTAATCTCTTTCGATTAGCGTTGCCACCCTTAGCAAGCTCAGCCTGATATTCGGCTTCAAGTTTGGCTACTTTTGCAGTGGCGCGAAGTATTTCATTTCTAAGTTTAAGGATCTCCTTGCCGCCCTCAACTTGAGTCAACTCTCCCTTGGCGATCTTTTCTAAGATGATGGCGTAGCGTTGAGACTCGACGGTGAGCCTATAGGCACTCTCTAGCTGTCTCTTTCGCTCATCCTCTGCTCTTCTTGCCTCCTCCTCTGCTTTCCGCTTAGCCTCGTCGGCTTTGCTCGTCCCACTCGGTGTTCGCGGTTTTTGGTAGTCCGTCTGGGGTACCTTAGCCAACTCGTCAATAGTCTGCGCGTTCTCTTCTTTAATTCTGCGGTAGTTTTCAAGTATCGTTATGAGCTGCGCGTCACTTGCCTTTGCCAACTGATCTAGTGTCGTAATTCCAGCTATTCGCAGTGCCTCAAAAAATAGCTGCATCTGTTGAGACGTAAACCCAAAAGTCGCCCCAAGAGCACTAATGACTTGCTGGAAGCTCGCACCCGCCTCTCTCCCCTCGGCACCAATGTCGCGGAGCGAATCAATCGCGTAGCGCCCTGGGGCATTGTCCCTAAGAGAAGTGGTAAGATTGTCGATTGCCTGCTGATAGTCGCCGATTGCTCCAGGAATCCCCTCCCCGTAAAGGTTTTGGAGCTGCACGAGAGAGTTGTATGTCTCTTCGATTGTAAGCTGTGCATCTAAGAATCCGTTTACGATTGCTTGTGCCAGGTCGTCGAAAGACTCGCCAGTAGCCTGAACAAGAACTTGAAGATTCTGAAGGCTTCCTCCGATATTATTAGCGAGCGCGACGCCAACGAGGCGAGCCTGTTCGGGTGCAATTCCGGCGAGCGTTCCCAGAGCCAATCCGACACCGTTGAAAGATGCCTGAATGTCAGTCGAAAGTGTATCAAAGTAATTTCTGAACGCTTCGCCACCAAACTGAACGTATCCAGCGAACGGAGTGAACCCCTCAAAGACAATGTCGGAGAGCCGCCTGAAGGTTGCGTCGGTATCTCTGATCAGACCATCATTCGCCTCCGAGACACTTTCCGAAACGGCAGCAATCGTTGGTCGAAGTGAGCTGTCGATGACAATTCCGAGTCTTTTGCCGTCAAATAGCTCAGCAAAGTACGCATCAATTTTCTTGCGTTCTTTTGTCCCAGGCTTGTCGGCTCCGAAACTTTGAAGTATTGTTCCGGCAATTTCTCCAACAAAACCACCGATCATCGCGCCAGCTTCGGGGCTGCCAAAGTATGCGCCAATCGCAGCGCCAACAACAGTGCCGATCACTCGCCCAATCTGAGGGGCATCCTCCCGCGTTACGCCATCAGACGCAATTTGAAGTGCCGAGCTGAGCGAGCTTTGAAGTGTACTCGCAAGCTCTTGCTCACCAGCTATCTCAATACCACTTAAATCGTACCCAAAAAAACCTCCAGACGTATCCCCGCCAAAGAGCTTTTTGATGTTAAATACGTCGCCTAGTTGGCTTTCTATGTCTCGGATGTTTGACTCGGTGGTGGAGTCTACTTTTATATCTCTCAGCGGGTTCTCAATTTTTAGCTTATTAAGCGCCTCGATCTCTTTCTTTAGCGCCTCAATATCGACGCCCGTTTTAATAGCTTCCTCGCCTAGCTTGTCTAGCTCCTCGATAAACTCCTTGGAACCGATTTTTCCTGTGTTGAAAAGATCGGTGAGTTTTTTCTGTAGATCCTTCGGAATCGCCTGATTAAAAGTGCGATTTAGGTCGCGTACAAATTTCTTGTACTCGTTAGCTGCCTTCTTCGACTCCTTCTCGACTGCCGAGGAGATTTTCTTTTGGTCGCGTTGAAATTCGCCCGCCGCTTTTTGCCCCTGCTTTCGAGCATATTCAATAGCCACACCAAGCTCTTCGGTAGCTTGCGCTGACGCGGAGGCAGACTCCCTTGCGGCGTCCAGCGCCCTGCTTAGATCACTATAGCTTTGAGTCTGCTCGGTTGTGAGTGTTCCGCCGCTATCAACGACGTTCTGTAGCTCCTGAAGTTGAGCAGAGAGCGTTGCGATTCTCCCCTCACCAACCAGGTTTCCAAGTTCTGTGGTTGCCTCCCTGAGAGCTGCCACATAATCCTGGGCGCTAATTTTTCCAACTCTAAACCTTTCCTCAATAGTGCTTATTTGTCCAAGGGCATTGTCCAGGCTGCTGCTATCCACACCAGGGATAGTAAACACGCCAACGTCTCGGCTCGCAGATTGAAGAATTTTATTGAATAGCTCTGGTAAGCGATTTGCAGCCGCATCTATTTCTGTCGTGTCGATGCGAAGAGTGATTGGCTTTTCTGCATTGGCTCTCGCCTGATTTAATGTTCCCTCAAAAACATTTAGGGCATTTTTGGCATCCTCAAGCTCTCGGAGTGCATCATCGGAAACAAACTTTTGAACAACCAACTTCTCAAGCGGCAGGTTGAAAATCCCATCTAGCTGTTTTGCAAAGTTCCTAACCAAAAACTCGTTAAACTGTTGTTGCTGCGAGATGGATTCCTCTTCGGCTCGTGCCGCCTGCTCTGCCAGCGCCACGCGCTCTTGAAGGGCTTGCCTTTGTTCGCTTATGTTTCTTTGGAGGGCGCTTGACTGTGACTCCGATACACGGGCTAGGGCTTCAGCTTGAGCAATTTGCTGATCTAAAAACTTAGCCGCTTTGGAATCTGTATCTCCGAGGGCAGCCTTTTGTGCTTTGAGCGATTCGACTGCTTTTGCGTACGCCTCCGTTGACCTCGTTGCCGCCGCTTCTTTTTGAACTAATACTTCAATAGAGTCGGCAGCCTTTTTGAAGCCTTCAGCTTCAACCTCTGCCGCCTTGGCATATTGACCAAAGTAGCGAAGCGCCGCGCCCTCTCGTTGAGCCGCTGCAAGCCTCTCAAACGCGGCGGCAAATTGCTCTGCCTCAGTTGTCGGGAGAACAAAACTCGCAAGGAAAAGCGCCCCTTCTTTTAGCGATGTGATAAAATCTACTAAAGAGGCTTTCGCTCTGACGAACGGCGCGGCTATTTCTGAGAACAATATAGCGAATCGTTTTGATGCTTCGCCTGAATCTTCGGTGGCTTTTGTAAGCCTACGATACGCGCCCGCAAGCTCTACTGAGTTATTAAACGCTTCCGTGCTTTTCTGTTGAATGTTTCCCTGAACTACCTCTAGTTTTTTGTACGAGACGGCAACGGAATCAATGGCATCGGGTAGCTCTGCGGCTCTCTCGTAAATCTTGCGTAGCGCCTCGGCATAGAACGCCGCCTTCTTTTCACCGTCGCTTAGCTGCGAAGCGACAAGGTTGTTGGCTGCGGCAAAACGCTTGTACGCCTCCTCGGCAGACACGATGATGCCAAGGTTGTCGAGGTAGAGCCTGGACTGTCTGCCCAAACCGAGCGACAGGGACTCAAGACCCTGAGAGGCGTCAATGCCCATCGCTCGACCGAGCTTAACGGCAGCGGCAGCGGCGGCGTTGAACGTCTCCGTAGGTACTCCGAGAAGAACCGCTTGGTTGGCTCTCTGATATAGCTCTGTATCAGTAACTAACCCTTGAGTTGCTTTTCGGAGCGCGTTGATTGATACGCCCGGATCGTTTCCTACAGTGCGCTGTAGGTTCTCAAAGCCCGTTCGCAGACCCTCTATCTTGAAGGCTTCTGCGGCGAGCTTGTTGCTCGCCTCGGTCATGGCATTGACCGCCTTTACATATCCGTAGCCAGCGGCAGCCACAACGCCAATAGCGCCACCGAATTTTCCGACACTGACAATCGTGCGTAACGTCGAGCTATTTATCAGCCCAAGCGAGTTGATAAGACCAGAAAACTGCTTTCCTGACCCAAAGCCTGCAAGAAGCCCTCCGCTGCCACCCGCACCAGCGCCCGCGCTTTGGCGCTTAATTTCCTGAGTTTGCTGCTTGATAAGGGCGATGGTCTTTTGAATTTCAGCCCGTTTTGTCGCCTCAGTCTCGCGGAAAGTCTTGCCTTCTTTTTGCAGCTCGGCAAGGTATCTCGTCGTGCTGTCGAGCTGTATTTTCTGAGAGTTAAGCTCAATCTTCTGAGCGTTCAAACGCTCGGCTGCGCGGTTCTTTATCTCGGTTAGTTCTCGCTTGGCTAGGTCAGCCCGCTTCTGCGCGGCAGCCTCAATGGCAGCTTGAGCCTTGGCGTCTGCCTGTGTTCTCTCGTCGATGGCAGCCTTCTCTAGCTTTAGCTGCGCTACCTTTTCTGCCGACGCCGCCTTGATTCGGGCAACTTCGGCTGCGTTAATCTTGGCAGACGCCTTGGCAAGATCCTCAAACTGCTTTGTGCCAGCTTCAAGGGTTTTCTCAAGGGAACCCTTCAGGGCTTCTAGCCCTGCGACCGCATCGGTAGTATCGAGGGAGACGGTAATCTTAATGTCATTTCCGTCTCCAAACCCGCCAGCCATTACTTGCCACCTTTATTCTGCCTAGACTTCCACTCCCTATATTCCGCTAAAACGTGTCTCATCTCCAAGATAGTCTCTGCGCTTTCTTCGCCTAAACCGCTATCTCGGATGATTTTGTCCTGAAAAGAGCCGTAGCCACTCGACTGATCAAGGATCTCCACCTGTAGAAAGGCGTCACATAGCCGATTGAGCCTACGGCTCCCTGCTATGTCAACAATCGGGCACTTCCCTGAAATACACGCCGGAGCCTTGCCGTTGTTTAGGTAAATAACGTGGCAATTAGGGCAGTTTAGCCCTGGCTCATTCAGCCTATATTTCAGGAGCCGGATTAGTTGACCGTTACGACGTTTTTTGAGTCTGCCTCGTCACGCAAGCCAGACACAATGGCAGCCGACCACGCCTTAATCAGCATCAGGAAGAACTTTGCGCTGAACTTCTTGTTGCGAAGGTCGTCAATCGTAACTTCACTTCCGTCCTTGTATTCAAAGCCACGAAGCGCCTTGAGCTTTGGCAGAATAATGTCAGCCTGCTCCTCAAGCGTCTTGTTGCTCATCTCAACCATCACCGCCCAATCGCGCAGCGTTGGTTCTTCAAATACAGCAACGCCATCGCCAATGGCGACTTCCAGATCGGAGTCGATAATCATGGGAATCTCCTAAAAAGTTGACAGCGCCAGTATGAATAAGAAGGGAGGTAGCTCAAGATGGGTTTTATCCCATTTGAGCCACCCCCCTTTAGTTTCCTACCGTTTCCCTATAACTACGCTAGGAGCGAAGTTGCCAGGGTGTTTACAATCTCAAAGTACGGGTAAGTGCTGTTCATCCCGGTTGGGTTTGAAGAAGCCTTTAGGAGCCGGAAGTTGAGCGCCAGCGTGTTCGTCCCTGGGTCAGTCAGGGCGTACTGTGGCTCTGTCACGAGAAGCATCTTGGGTAGATAAATCGTAAAGCTCTTGTTGGCACCGCTGTTAATCTGCTTGCCAGTGATCACAATCTTTGCCTTACGGGCAGTTTCAGCGTTCCAGATCGAGTAGTAGGTGTGGTCCACCAACTCTTTCACGTTCACGTTGAATGTGCCGTCGAAAAGGTCAGTCCCGATAGGGGCAGAGTTTCCGGCAGAACCCTTGATCTCAGGGATGATTTCCTGCGGGCGATTAAGCGAAAGCTCAAAGCCAGTGATATTATACTGATCACCGCCAGCGACAGCTCCACCACTTGCATCGTTGGTCTGGTAGTTGTCGCTGAAGTCCACAGCGACAAGCTCCGGGGTGCCCTCGGAGAACGTGCAGTTTGCAAGGCTCGCGTTGGTGTTGGTCGCTGAAGCAAGCTCAACGCCGTACGCCAGAAGCTCTGCCGTAAAATCAATGTACCCTGGTATTGAGGTCGAAGAGAGTCCAATCGACTGAACAGCACATGTCGGGAACTCTACTGTGGTTGCCGATGAGCTTTCATAAGCAAGCGTGACGAACTTTGAGTTTAGGACGTTGTTGAACAAAATGCGGTGAAGGTAGTCACCCTCTCCTACGTTCTGCTCAGTCGGTATAGCCGAAGTGCCCATCATCTGAGCGATAAGAACGTCAGCGTTGTTGCGGTACCCAAGGTCCATCGTCAGAGAGACGGTTGGGATGAGGTTTCCGCGAGTGGCTGACGAAAGCATGTAGGCTCCCGAACCAATCTGACGCGAAGTAATCTCGCTTACGTTAAAGTTGGGCGAAATCTCGGCTGCGAGTGAGTCTCCAGCTCCGCACGCTACCGCAGTGCCCCAAGTTGGAGCAATCTTGAGCCCCGCCTTAGTTTGTGATCCAGTAATTGATGCCATAAATTAAAATCTCCGAAAAACTAAACAGTTTTAGTCCCGACGTAGACAAAGCCGCCTCGCCAGCACGCCTTGTTGTCAATCGTGACAACTTGGATTCCCTGCGGAGTACCCCCATCGTAGTAGTCAACGGTGTCGCCCCAAGTGCCTGTCAGCTCTGTCCTGACGAGATCATCCACCGTTTCAAGTCGATCTACCAACGTGTTGTATGTGCTGGAGGAAATCTCCTCTTGTTGGAGATAATACTGTACCTGGACCTGGAAAGTGTACCTTGTATTTCCCATAATTTGCGGCTCCTGCCGACGGGACACGAGGCATAGAAAGAAGTTAATGGTAGGCACTGCCGTCGGCGACCCGTAGTACAGCTCTGCCATGTTAAAAGCACTGTCAACGCTAACGTCGTACAGATACGCCTTTTTCGTGAAGGCTTGGACTGTTGCAGAGTCCCATATAGCTGCCTTCCATGCAGCTCTTACGTCAGCGGAGGTATTCGTCATGGCAGCCCCTACCTACCTCACAATAAAGAGCGTTGGGCTCGTTTTCACTTCTGAAACTGTCCCGCCCTCCTGCTCCTGGTACTCAAAGCGCAGGCTCTCAATGTTCTGCGTGAAGGACTGCTTAAACTCTTGATACTTTAGGGCAAACTTATCGCCTGGCTCCTGCACCTGAGCGAGCATAATCATCGAGAGCGCCTTAAAGATGACGCACAGCTCAAGCCTGTCGGCTCGCTGAATCTTAGCCCACTCAAAGCCCTTGGCGCGAAGGTATGCCTTCACTTCCTCAATAGCCTGGCTAATGTATGCCACCCGCTGAAGCTCGGACGAATACGCCTCAACCTGTGGAAAATACTTCTTGAGATCGTCCTGATTGACTGCAACAACTTTGTCATGCCCGACTACTCTCCCTACGGGCAGAGGCTTGAGGACCGTCTGCATTTGCTGAGTGCTCTGAAGCACAAAGTTAATCGCAATCCAGTAGGTCCGTTGGTGGATATTCGACTGAGGATCTGGATCATCAATAGCCGGAATAATGAACGTCCATGCTCGCTTGTTTGGATTCCAGGTCCAGCTATTTATGTAGTGAATTGCTCCATCACCACTGGCAGCCGTAGAGCGCGAAGGGGCGTTTTCAGTAAAAACGAAAATATCTGGTGCTTGAGTCAGCACTGCCGCTGGAATCGTGGCAGCCTCGTTATCCAACAGAGGGTAGAAAGAGTAGGAGATGTTTTGACCAAACGGATACATAACCCCACGCTGCCTATATCTTACCGTCTTTCTTGTCGCGCTCTGCGTTGCGCTCCATCTGTCGCCTGAATGACTCAAACGACTTGTCGCCCTCGCCACGCTGCCGGGCGATCTCACGAGCCATGTTCGCTGCCTTCTCGATGCTGGAGCGAACGTCCTTCTCTTTCATGCCCTTCTCGGACTCCATTTCAATCTTGTATTTCATGGGCTTACTTGTCCTCTAGTAGCTCAGGATGAGCATAACAGCACTGGCTCTCAACTTCAGGATGTAAAACGCCAGCTCCAATTAAGTCCTCGATTCGACCACAGTAGAACGGCATTACCACCGGGTCGCCGTCTACCGTCCGAAGTCGGTCAGTTTTCCACTGTCCCACAACCACTAGCGGCGTCGGGTCGTCCCCGGCGTACCGCGTGGCGTAGATGGAACACGAGCCGTCCTCTGCCTGCTTCGGGCAGCGCACGGGCGCTTCCCCCGGAAAGTGGAGAGTACAACACCTGCCACCGCACACGCTCAGACAGTAGGTGGCTCGGTCCATTGTATACTTCTGGCTACTCGCCCTTCTTCTGGCGCTCTGCCTTATAGGCAAGCTCCTCTGCCTTGCTACGAGCCTTCTCGTAGGAAACCTCCTTGCCGCCACTACGCATCTCCTCAACGGCTCGCGTCGTCGGAATCATGCGGTCAATAGCGTCACGGGTGCGCTCCTCCTGGGTCATCTGAGTGCGCCAACGCTGCACCTCTGCGTTCGACTCGTACTCACCCTTTAGCCCTTCAACCCTCTCAGCCTTGGCTTGCGCTAGGTTTTGCTGCGTCTGTTGAAATATCTTGGTTCTCTCGACCATATTCAAAATAGCCTGCGGGTGCTGCGGCTTTATGATACGTCGGGGTGGTGCCCCAGACCCCAGATTCTCTTTCTTAATAAATGCGGTCATAAACCCGTCCCCTCTCTGTGGCTACGCCTGCTTAGGTGGTACAACAGAATCTTTTACTGCCTGCTTCTGAGGCGCGGCAGCCTCTTGGGCTCCCTGCCTCGGTGGAACAATGGACTCTCTAACTGCTCTCTTTGACTGCTCTTCGGCGAGCTTGCGACGAAGCACGTTCAGCTCACTCTCGTACTGCTTTTCCTTCTCGTCCCACCCTATCTCGCTCGCCATCTTCTGCTTGATAAACTGCTCAAGCGAGTCCCAGGGGTTAATGCCTGCGCCCTGGCTGTAGTGGGTCGCCTTTGCGGCGCGGGCTGGATTTGGGTCGTTAAACTTCGGGAAGTTGCCGTAATCAATAAGCCTGTAGCCCTTGCGGAGATAAATCTCCACCTGATGAGCTATCTCCGGTCGGCTTTCGGCGTTGAGGGTCATTAGACCCGTGGCTGGCTTGCGCTGCCCGTCGTGGCTGATGTGCCACTCCTTTGTCTCAAACAGCACATAGGCGTGCTTCGGGCGCTTCCAACCAGTAAGGTACTGGATGGTTTCCGGGCGAGGCTGAACTATCGTGTGATAAACCTCGTCTTTCTGTGGGGCTCTAGGTAGTTTCGTCTCGCTCATGCGCTAACCATGATGAAAAAGTTAAGGGCGGGGAAAGAGACTTGCTCCCTCCCCGCCCCAAAACTTACTTCATCTTAGGTGTCGCTCAAGAGCTTAACGCCGCAGAGGTCATTCCACTCAAGTACGTCGTAGAACATGTACGAAGCATACTCAGTGTAGAACCCTTCAGATCCCTTAGCCTTCACCCATGTCATAGGAGCTGGAGCAAAGAAGCCCGCGAAGCACCACATTGGGTGGAAGATGCCCTGAACGGTGTCACCGCCCACAGTGGCGTGTCCCGAAGTGGCATAGAAGTCGATTGGTCCGAGCGAGCCAACGTGACAGTTGTTCTGCGGAGTGCCAGCAAGGATCTCAAGGAAGGATTGGTTCGTCCAAACTGAAGCGCCAGACTGAACAATCTCCTTCTTGATATTGTAGTGTCCACGATGCGAAAGGACCGCCTTTAGGGGCACTTCCTTGTTCGGGCACTCGCTGTTGAAGATGTTAAACTGCCCAAGCATCACATCGTCGATGGTCAGAATCGAAGCCGAAGTAACGGCAGTCGAAAGACCCGACAAGAGCGAGAGGGCATCGTTGTCGATGAAGCGAGCAATCGCAGCACCGTGCTCAGCGGCAATACGGTCAGCGGAGATGCTGCCGAATTGTCCCTGCTCAACCGATACGCCAGAAACAACAGCGCACTTAGCGATTGTGGCGCTAACCGAAGTATCCGTCAGCTCGCCATCTCCATTCGGAGCGAGGGCAGTTGACTCAGCGAGCGAAGCTGCCGAGAGAGAGCCCTTCTTTACGAGCTTGGCAGTCATCGTGCCAGCCGGAAGTCCCTCAACGTGCATGAGATTCATCATGCAGTTTGCTTTTACCAGCGCAGGCGAAATGCCCGCTGCTAGTACGTCTGTTACATTTACTGAGTTTCCAAACTCAGTGATGTTGCTTACAGCACCCATAATTTAATCCTTATAAAAACTTAAAAACTAAGTAGCCTTCGTAAGAGCTGCGAAGAAGTAACTTGTTCCGTTACTCACCACGAGCTTTACAGCCGTATTTGCACCGTTATCGTCCTGAATGAAAACCTTGCCAGCCTGGCTCGCTGCGGTGCCAAAGGCAGCCACAAGCTCAGCTTCAGTTGGCGTGGTCACATTCGATGTGTCGATCTTGGTGGCAACGCCGTTGACGACCTTCACGCCATCAACGTCCTTGAACTCTGTCATCGCCATAAATCATCACCCTTATGCTATGCGGAAATAGTACGCAAAATCTTTTGCACCGCCGCAGGATCTTCTTTTTTGAGCCGTTCCAACACTTCCTTCGGGTTTGGCATTGACTGAAGCTCCGCAAAAGTCTGTGGAACCTTGTTTACGGCTCTTTGCCCAGAGCGTTGCTGCCCAGGGGAAAAGTCCTTAACGCCGCCAACACCAGATGCCTTGGCAAGTGACGGATACTTCTCCACAAGGTGCTCTCCATACTCCTTGAGAGTCATGGGGCGAGCGCCCTTGTATAAAATATCCCCGCTTTCGTCCTTTACGACGATGCTACCATCATCATCCAAGTCACAGCTTTCCTCTACCTCTCTTTTAATCCAGCGAACGGCGTCTTGGTTGAAAAGCGAGCCAATCTCGCCCATTACCTTATCAGTCACCGCCAGAGTCTTGTTTACCCGCTGTAGCTTGGTCAGCTCCTCGGAGAGCCGTGCCTTTTCCGTCTCAACCTCGCTGCGGTACTTGTTGAACTTCTTTTCAAACAGCTCCTCTAGCTTTGCCGGGTCTTTCTCAGCCGCCGTGCGCTCAGTCTCCTCTAGCTTTTGGCGCAAGGACTTCACCTCGTCCGGGTCAATGTCCTTATACATAGTGGAAAAAGTTTGATACTTCTTCTCCAGCTCGGCGAGCTGCCCCTGAAGCCGCTGGTTTCTTTCCCGCAGCTTGCCAACTTCCTCCATCGACGGCTGCGGCTGCGAGTCGCCGGACCCTGCTCCGGTCGAGGAATTATCATCGTGCCCGTTACCATTGTTATTGCCGCCAGTGCTCATCATGCGCTCCGTACTTGCTTTATAATGCTTCGTTTCTGCTCTACGCTTAAACCAAAGAACGGACGCTTATGGTCCACCTGATTCCACTTAGCCTTTTGCGCCTGTTCTGGCGACTTGAAGTAAATGGTAGCAGAGAGCTTATACGTCTGTTCTTCAAAGCGAACGCTTAGTGAGTTAAACATATCCCCGCTGAAAGTCAGGTCAACGCGATCAATCCCCTTGCCCGCCCGAAGCCTCTTTTTTGCCCAACTTTTGCTGTAGTCTTTGAATAGGTTGGACTCAATATCAAACCCACCTTGAGTGCGGATACGAATACCGTCCTTAGCGCCTTCAACGGCAGTGCGAAAGTTGCTCTCAATCCTGGAAAGCCGCGCCTTCACCAGCCCTTCCACGACCTCCAACCCTGAGTAGCTAAAATTCATAGAAGAAACCCGCCCTCTTTTGCCCCTGTGTTCCCTTGTCGCCGTAGGACTCCTTTAGGGTCCACGTTTCTTATGCTCCAGTGGCTTCCCCAGGACTCCTAAGAGGCACTAGAAGATGCCGACATCCCCACCCTCCACGGTAAATCCAGGCGGGCTCACGGTTATCGTTACGCCACTTAAAAATCTCCTGAATCGGGTAGACCTTCTTCGCCCTCTCGGCGCAAAAGGGTCTGTTCCTCTCATCCAGCGGTCCAGCGTACAGCACATACGGAATCCCTAGCGCCAACGCCTGCTCAATCAACACCATCTGGTTGTGCGCCGTAATCGACGCCGTAAGCTCAAACTTCAGGTACTTCTTCGCCTGCTCTCCGGCAGCCTTAATAAGCTCCGCTGTCCGAATAGGGCGCTCGGCAAAGACAGCCTCCACGACGCCCTCCCTGAGATATGCTGCGTACATGCCGACCGCAGCCGCCACAATGGCTGCCCGCGTGCCGACAAACACCCCTAGGTTTCTCTCCGTCTCAGGCTCCAACCGCCGCCTCGGTCGAGCGTCGGCGGCGTCCTCAAACAACTTCTCTGACACCTCGCGCTGGAGGTCGAACATATCCTGGACAGCCTGAATTTTCTCATCGAGCCCCCCGCCGTCGTACAATAGGCTCTCAATGCCACCGAGAAAGCGCAGCATGGCTCTCTCCCGAACCTTGCTGCCCGCTGGAAGCTCCTGAATAACTCGGAGCGCCATATCGTTTAAGTACAGAAGCAACTCGTCGATGTAGGCGTCAACGCTCCGGTCCTCGCGCCGGATGTTCAACGCCACCTCTCTAAGTATTTCCTCGACGGTCATTGTCCGTTCTGATCCCTAATCCTGGGCTCCGGCAGCGGCACGTTCGTATTAGTGTCATTTATCCCCTGAGCGTTCAGACCACGAGGCAACGCCGTCTGGTTAAACTGCGGCAGGGGCTCTAGGTTCTCAATGTCGTCCAGAATCGCCACGCGCTCATCCTCGTTGTAGCCCATCGTCACGGCGACTTTCTTCAAGTGCGCCTTGCGCCAGCTTTGCACGTTGCGAATCTCGTCCCTGTAAGCGAGGAACATCTGAATCTGGAGAGCTATGTCGTCTGCCGTAATGTCCCTGGAGAGCGTCACGCGCCCCTTAAACTCCTTGGCTCTCTCAGGTCCGAGCTTAAACGCCGCGTAGTGCATCAGCGCCTCATTCACCACACCCTCTAGCTCACCAACAGCGTGAATGAGCAAAGCTATCAGCTCCGTGCTCATCTCCCGCAGCGTGGATGCCCCTGGGGCTTCCTTGGAGTCCATCGCCACGCCCCGCGTCCTGTTAAACGCTACGCGGTATAGCTGGTCCATCGTGGAGTTAATCGCCGCAATAAGTGACTGCGTATCCGACGGCTCCACAACAAACGGCTTAGCTTCCTGCGGTAGAACAGATACCGCGTACTCCGAAATGCTAATGAGGTGGCGGTCCTGCAAGTCGCCAGAGATAAACACGCGCTGAAACGCCTGCGTGTTGAGCAGATTGTAGTGGGCAGACATCAGATTAAATAGAACCAACTGCAACTCCGCTACATCGCGCACCCATGATACGTTGTTGTGCGCCACAGCAATCGGAATCTGCTCAAAACCCTGAAGGACCGTCGGCGAGTTTACCTCCGTCCACTCCTCGCCCTCTTCGTCCTCCAGGTAAACCGAAACAAAGACCTCTCCGGTCACAGGGTCTTTTTGAAAAATTTTGCAATACTCGCGCTCCTCCGGCTCCTCCATCATGCTCGACCGTGGCGCGATAACCTCGTACTCGTACCGAACGGCATCAAACTTTCCGTTCGTCACTTGCCAGTCCTTCAAGTCAAGTACATCAATAATCTCCATGTACGGACGAAACCCACTCGCCGCCTGCTCCGCTTGAGTCCTCGCCGTGTTCTCCGGCGCATCCACCAACACGGCAGCCTTCCCATCCCGGAAGTACGACACAGCCAGCGGTCCCATAATGAAATTGGATAAACTAGACCCCTTGCCGTCAATGTCGTTTATGTCCTCGCCGAGCATGTCAGCTAACTCCGGGTCTATCCGCATCGGCTTCGACAGCGCCATCGACACCCAGGTAGAAATCACGGGCTCAAACAGATTGAAGTACCTAGAGCGTAAGGCGCGAATACGGCGAATCTTCCCACCGACAGTCTCAGAAGTGCCAGTATTAGGGTCGGTGCTCGTAGACTGCTGAGAGAACTCAAGCTCGTGCTGCCACAGATACTTGGGCGAGATGAGCTTCCGGTGCTGCCCCTCGTACAAGTCCCGATACGTCTCCCAATGCTCAACCTGAGCTTCGTAATCTGGATGAGAGTAGAATTTTATCATGGCTGTAATTTCCTGTATTGACCCTGAGTGCCTGCAACGTCTTTGAGGTCGTTAAGGTTTTTGAGGTCGTTAAGGTCTTTGAGGTCGCTAGAGGCTAGTCCCCAAAGGCTTCGTGTAATTATAGAGCCCATCAATCTGTATGTCCTTGGAAATCTGGAATAGACAGTATGTGCAGGCGTCAGCATAGTGGGTCCAATCCTCGTTGCGGGGCTTGTCTATCTCAAACGTGCCGTCCTTCAGCGCCGTCTTTACAAAAGACCCAATTAGCCTTTTACAGCTTACACTTACCAAAAACCTTTCGTAAGCCATCAAAGCCGCCGTGCGCTCCAAGCGGTGTTTGATTTGAGGGTTCGCCCGCGACGCCCTGATGCGAACATTGTAGTACCCAAGGGAACGTAAATACTGCTCAATCGAAGTGTAATCACTCCCGGCAGAGTGAATGTTCCTCGAAAACCCAGACGAGTCGCCAAACACATCAATCGGCGTGCTCGCGTACTCCGTCGCTGGAAAACTCGCCGCGAACTCTGCCACGGCATCCATCAATCCCCTGCTCTCGCCCGATGACTCCGCAAGCGCCACTATACGATGAACCCTTGGAGAGAACGGTCCCGCGTTGTGCCGAAACTCCTGCATCGCCACCCACGCCAGCGGAGCCACGTTAAAGTCAAACGTCAGCATCACAGGAAGGTCCGGCGTCGGCTCGTAGCGGTCAGTCACATTTCGACTCTCAACAAACTCCCAATACGCTGACCCCTTCGTGAACTTCGTAAACAACCCCTTCTCATACGACAGCGCCTTCGCCGGGTCGTACGAATACACATCACGAATCTTCGTTTTCGCGTACACCTCCGGCGATGGCGTAAGGTGCCGATTCATCGTCGTTTCCACAATAAACCGTCGGAAGTTACGGTAGTCGTCCACGCGAGAGTATGTGGTCCCAGGTATGTCAGCTAAGTCGGCGTACCAATTCAAACCCTCCGGCGTGCCCTCCCCTATGCCCTGCCGAACCACAGCTCTCGGACAGCGCAGACGAGTCTGGCACTTCTCATACACCTCGCGGTCCTGCAACCCTGGCTCCGTAATCCACCAGCACGCGATGTTAGAGCCCACGAACAGCTCAGGTCTGTCGCCAGACAGGAAGTGCATCTCGTGTTGATAGCCCTTCAACGTCAGCTTCCAGAAAGGCGTCCGAGTCAGCGAGTAATGGATGCGCTCACGCAAACCATATACGTCATGTAGAACCTGGACCACCGCAGGGATAATAATCTGCTCTACCTTCGTGTACGTCGGTGCCACGCCCCACGAAAACCGAGAATTGCGATTGAGCAACCAGCGGTCTATGAACCACATGGCTCCACCTGTGGTCTTGCCCGACCCTAAGCCCCCCGTTACCCAAAAGATTCGCTCAGGGGTTAGGTCCGTAATAGCGTCATAGACCCACCAAGGCGTCTCAACCTCCCGATTCTCCACAAGCCCCTGGGGCGTCTTGACTTTGGACGACTTGATGCCAGGAAGATGGGTGCCAGGGGTGCCAGGGTTGCCGGGGGTGCTCATGCGCCACTCAACTTATGGACTTGGGCGGTTAGGTCGAGGGGGCGCTTGGAGCCGTTTAATCTGCCGGGGGTGAGAGCCCATCGCTGTTGACACAAAGCCCTTTTTTATTCTTCTCGCCACGGGGCTACATAACCGCGCCCCCCCGGCGAGGTCAGACCTTCCGCAAAGCGCAATCGTTTCAGGGGGTTAGAGGTAAGTAGGCGTAGACTGGTTGGCTCTATAGGGATCAATGGGTTAGGTAGCCTAGAGGGCTTAAAGACTGCCTAGGGTTAGGCACTTAGGAAATCAAGTGCCTATTGTGTGGCGTGCATCTTAGATGAAATAGAGTGCCCGGCGTGCCCCGTGCCCG